GCTACGTAGTTTCTAGGATCATTACTGTATGGTGTATAAGGATTAAAGCCTGTGCCAGATGGATTATATACTTGTGCTTGAGCAGCATTAAGCATATTCATAACATATGGCTGTGCATAGTCAGGAATATTGGTATTCATCACCGTAGTTTGTGTAGGCGCTGATGGTGGTGGAGGTGATCCGCCCCATACAATGAATCCCATTCTAGTCATGAAACCACTGATAAGCCAATAAAGCTTATCTTTAATTGAGTTTCCGTATCCTATGTCTATTCCAAATAACTTCATGATTTATCCTTGAATTGTCTTTGCATATATTTTATCTGTCCAACTATAACCTAAATACTCCAATAGTCTTGAGTTGTCCAAATGAACTTTGGTATGAATTAATATACGATTCACACCTATTTTTTTTAACGCTTCTTCTGCGTATTGAAACATCTTAATACCAACACGGCCTTTTCTATATTCAGCCTTTAAGTAATACACATCTTCATAAGCCATCTTACAAGATTTGTAATGAGGATTAGGCTGTATAAAGAAAGCCATATAACCTATTAACTCACCATCATTTCTAACTGTAATGGTTCTAAGCAATCCTGCTTGAGCCATTCTGTCATAAGCATCCCAATCAGGATCAAATGGGAACTCTTTATTAACACATAGCTCTTCATAATGAATAGGAAGAACTCTCATGAATTCTTCTTTAAATGCTGTACCGTCAACGTCCTCGTAAACTATCATGCGTTAGGAGGAGGCGTTTGTCCTGACATCATATTAAGCTGACTTAAAGCATCAGGACCAGTTGTATTAGGTGCAGGTGCTACATTACTTGTTTGACCAGCGGTTGTATTGTTTGGATTCCAACCACCAAAGCCATTACCATATTGATTAAAACCACCATACGTATTTCCGTATGGACTCCATTGACTATAACTGCCGCCATATGGATTAACTTGATTCATATTAAACATAGGTTGTTGTTGATTACCATATGGGATATTGACTGGATTATTAGATCCTTGTGGAGCGTATGGGTTAGTTTGGTAATTTTGAAATGCACCTGAATTAACAAGCTGTGAAAGAATACCAGCTATGCCACTTGATGTGCCTGTATTTGCACCAAGCGTTCCATAATTTGGTTGGTAAACATTTGGTGTTGCTGTTGTTGGATTTGTAATATTAATGCTTGATGGTGATGTAGCATTTAAATTAGGATTAGCCGTATTTGGATTGGTACCAAATGGATAAACTGTTTGCGTAACTGGAAATTGCATTGCTTGTGATCCCATAATTTTTTCCTTATACTGGTAATTCTTTGTAAGCTTTAGTATCTGCTGCTATGTCTTTAGCTTTAGCACGTTTAGCTTTGATACGATCCATCATAGCATATAAACGTTTAGCGCCAGCATCTGTTGAGCCGTTACCAAGTTCTGAAACAATCCTAGCTGGGATAACAAATTCACCTTCTGCTAAACGAGCTGGTTGTTTTTGACCAATCGTTGCAGGGATAGAATCTGATACACCATCACCAGGGCCTTTTAAAAGTCTTCCTCCATCTGAATAACCACCTAAATGTCCATTCATTAAACCACCTTCTTTAGCTGAAGTTGGCGTAGGAGATTGTGCAATAGATTGTGCGGCCTGTGCATCTGCAGCTTCCATAGCTGTTTGTGTTGGAATAGCACCAAGACCTTGAGGTGTTTGAGCCATTAAAGCAACTTGTTTTTTAGGTAGATGAGATGTAGCCATTTTCCATAATGCAGCTGATCTTTCTAATGGTGTTGCTGTATCCATGCCAGTTTCAGGATCATGATATATACCTGGACCAGACGTAGGTAAGTCAACAGGTTTACGTCTTAAACCAGCAATACCTTCTTGCATTTCTTGATAACCTTCTAATTCTTTAGCTAAATCACCACCCGCCATTTTATGTACGTGTTGTAATCCCCCACCGGCAGATGCCGCTACATAAGGATTATACGGATTAACAATATAATTAGCATATTGAGCTGCATAAGCAGGGCTAGGTTGTGCGGGAATATTAGCCTGGAAATTAGGTGAATTATATTTTAATTGATTACCTGCGGGTACATTAGATAAATTAGAAGCAACAGGAGCGCCACTTGTAGATGATGGAGTCATAACACCTTTTAATGCTTGCAAGGCAACAGGTCCTAAAGCAGATAAAGCGTGCATACCTACACCAGGTTGACTTAAAAAGTTAATAGGATGTTGCAATGCATTTTGTAGTCCTTGACTTAAACTAGGTTGCATTGGTACAGCAGATTGAGATAAAGGATTTAATTGATCTGCAGGAACTTGTGGAATCGTTTGAGATGGTGGCATAAATGCATCTGCAGGGTTAGCCGGCATCTCTGGAATATTTGGTAACACAGTATCAGGTGATACGGTAGGCACTTGTGGGATAGATGTAGTAGGAACATTAGGTGCTGATGGAGGAGTTAAGTCTGTTGGTGTAGGTGGATTTTCAATTGGAGCTTCTCCAAAATTAGAAAGATCAGTTCCAAATTTTGCACCACTCCAAGCACCAAAACCAGCCATAACACCATTCATTAATGAACCTGTCATAGCATAGTCAGCTAAACCAATAGCTGGAGCTAATAATTCAGTAGGTATGCCAAATGCTGCACCAGCAAGACCAGCTGCCATAGGTAAAATGGCACTTAAGAATCCAGCTTCTGGAAGTCCTGTTTTTGGATTAACTGTGAGTGAACCACCACGTGATTCAGCTAGTTTTTGGAGAGCCTGTAACTCACCTGTAGTCATATGGACTAAGTGAGTATCGTTTCCACGACCTTGAGATGCTAGATGTTGTGCTGCTAAGGAAAGACTCATAGATTCACCATTATAATGATATTGTTATTTTACAGGGTTTTAAACAGTTGTGCCACTAGAATTCACCCAATTTGTGCCGTTATACCAGATTGGGATACCTAAAGTGGTATCAAAGTATGTTTGTCCGATAGAAAGACCTTTATTAGGCCTATTTGCAGTCGTTCCAGATGCTGGAACTACCACTGCACGAGTAAAGCTATCTATTGTATTAAAGTAAAGACGTAATGCGTTAGAGAACTTATCTTGTGTTAATGCACTGTATTCTGGTGGTGCTAACGGTAAGTTAGGTGCAATAGTTGGAATTAGTTTGTTATCAAAAGCCATTATCTTCTACCATCTGGTTTAACATCAATACGAGGTACACCAAGTTGCCATGCTACACCTAATCCTGTGGATGTAATATTAAATGCCATTTGACGAGCACGTATACGTGTGTAAACTTCACCACTAAATTGTTGGATTGGATACTCTGAAACTGATGTATAGTTATTTGCACTTATCACAGAATCAACATCTGAAGTAACTACAGTAGCACCTGAATTTTGACGGCCATATAAGGTCATGGTGACAGACGGATTATTGACTGTAGATCCGTTAAAGTTTACATCAGGTAACATACGCCATACAAAGCCTAAATGGTCTCCAGCATCAATACCAAAATCAGAAGACTGTATGTAAGAAGTAATAGGTTGTGGGCTTGATGTTGAAACATCATCTGTACCAACCTCATGATAAAGAAGCCTATTATTATAATCTGCTGCTACTGGGTATGGGTTAATACCATATTGTAACCATGCAGTACGAGCCATTGTTCCATATGTCCAAACCTTATCTAAATAGTTGTAAATCACATATTTGTCAATTTGATTTGAACCACTTGAGTTACTTACATAGAACCACCAAACTTCGTTATAGCCCTCATTAGATCCAGAAAAGACTTGGAATGATTGGTTAGTATTGATGTCATCAAATACATACTGACGTAATGAACATGGTAATGTGGAAACAGTACCGTTATACATATAGAATTTATCTTTACCCATCCAATAAGTTACGTTATTAACTGTGACTGCTGAATTAGGTGACATGATAGAAATATTATCCATCAATACTTGGAATGACCAAACATAAGGGAATCCAATATACTGCATAGAGTAAAGACAAGAATCAGTCCAAATCAATATTTCTTGACGTGTAGTTTGAGATTGCATAATGTAAGAACCATTCGTCAATTGGAACTCACCAGATTGATTTGTGGTGCTTGGTACCCAAGTAAATTGGTTAGCTTGATCTGACCAACGTACAAGCATGGGATTGAATGCTGTGTTTGGGTTTGATGGGTTATAAGAATTAGCACCCATAGCAATTAAGAATTGTTGGATAGGAGCTGATAAAATTTGATTAGTTTCTAATGGAACAAACTGTTGATAGGTATAAGATGTTCCAGGTACAGTAGAATTAGATGCTAAGCTACTTAAAGCTACAGCACGAGTAGATACGCCATTTGCAGCTACCCAATAGTAAATAGGTCCACCACGAGGTGCTATGGCTAAGTCTGCACCATAGTTATCATTTGTCCAAAGTCTTAATTGTAGAGCTATACCAGATGTATAACCTGTGCCCCAACCACGAGATCCTTCTTGCACATTAATATAAACAGAAGATCCACCACCTGTAGCTGATGATGTGGCTTTGTATGAATTAGGTAAAGTAATTGTAAATCCAGCAGCTGATATGTTGGATATTTGGAATGTATTATTAAGTACAGCGGCAGGAACACCTCCTACAGTAGCTGCTCCACTTATAGCAACAGTTACAATAGCTGCAGTACCTGAACCTGTACCAACATTAGTAGCAGTAAAGACTGTGCCTACTGCTGTTGAAGATGAACCAATAGATGTCCAATTAGTTGTGCCAGAGGCTACAATTTGATATTGTTGACCTACGACTAATGCAGTTGCATTAACAATAAAAGTATTTGGGAAAGCAATAGTAACTGTAGAGCTTGATGCAGTGGTCGTAATTGGATTAGCACTCATTAAAACAGGTGATGTAGTATCTCCACCCCATGGGCCTGATCCCCATCCTGTACCAACTGTTTCTGTGACTAGACCTACAGGATATTCATATTGAGCTATGACTGTTCCACCACCTGTGGCCGTAGAAGAAGCCGCATTAGAGGAGGTGACTGTGTATTGAGTAGCATTTAAAACAGATGCAACAATATATTCGTTATTAGCATTAACACCAGAAGTAGCAATGTTGATACCACCTACATTTGATGTGGCTGAAAGAAGAACATAATCACCTACGTTAGGTGAATAATTACCATCTGTAATAGTTAACACATATGAAGAAGCAACAGTAGCAATAGCTGCTGTGAGTGAACTTGTATAGGATATAGGTGTAATGTCATTATAGGTACCACCAAAGTAAATATAATACTTAGAACTTGTACCTACACCAATATAGCTTGAAAGTCCGTTAAGGTTAATCCATGACCATAAAGCACGGCAAACACCTACATATTGGCTTGGGTTAACTTGAACCCATCCACCAATCTTTTCAGGAAGACCAGATCTAAAACGAACTTTATCTGAAAGATAGAATCCACCTTCGTTACTATAATCAGTACCTTCTCGGTTAACTCCTGGTCTATATGTTAATTTTTGTAATGGCATTATGCACTTTCAAATAAAGCTTTTTCATCATTTCGTCTGGTAACAAGTCCTTTGACTATTTTACCACCAGCACGAACATATTTTAAGAACTCTTCTGCTGCTCCCTTAAAGTCTTTTCTGAGGATGTTTTGGCGTAGAGTGCTTCTTTGTAATACCCCAAGACCAAGATTAAAGCTAAAACTAATAAGAGCGTCAAACTGATTTTGTGTGAGAGGCACAGGAAGGAGCTTTTGCACTCCACGTTCAAATCTAACCAAATCTTGTTTAAGAAGTGCATCTACTTCCTCAGTTGTAAAAAGTTTATTCCAAGATTCAGGCAATGATTTACCATCCCCAATAAGATGACCCACACCAACAGTCCAAAGCCCAACACAATCACGGTAGGGCTTATTACGGACACCTTCAAAATGTTTAATAAGTTGGATTCCTTTATTGGATATTTGCATCTATTTTTGCCAGTGTCTTGAACCAAAGTAAAAACCAATAATTGATGAAACAATAGCCATTTCCTCATCAGAGAAAACTAAGTCTAAAGCTTCTTTAAAGTCTACGTGTGTACATATAGCCCAAATCATACCAGCTACATCAGTAAATACAAGTAAAAACACAAATACATAAGCAATCACGGGTCTTACAGATGCTCTTAAGTTAATAAGCCATTGTGATGCACCTTCTTGTTCTTTAGATGCCATAGCATACAAGGCTGTAGTTTCTTGTGCTTCAGCTTGTACTATGTTCTCTTGTAGTGTTATAGCTTCAATACGTTCTTGAGCTTGAAGGTTTTGTTGAGCCATAGCTAACTGTTGTTGCATTTGTAACTGAGCCATTTCTAGCTCATGTTTTTGATCTGACTTTTGTTGGAAGAATTGTAAAATGGATGGCAAACCAGAGGTAGCAAATCCAAGTATTCCTGATAACATACTAAACATAATATCTCCTATGAACCCAACGGGTTTGTTGTAGCTTTACGTAATGCTTTCATTTGTTCTTGCATTGAAGTAATAGCCGAATTAATTTCTAAAGTATTACCTTTAGCTAAAGCTTGTGCTTCACGAGATGAAGCTAGAGCATCTGATGACTTTTCTTGCATACGAATAGATGCGTCTTGTAATGATGCAATGCGTTCTTGTTGGGTCTTAACTTGTAACTCTAAAGCAGTAATTTGGGTTTTCATTTCACCCAAACCTTTTACTTCTTCAATTGCCGAAACCGCTTCGTTGTAACGGGTTATTGCCAAGTAAGCTCCGCCACCTATAATCGGCAATGCGGTCAAGATTATCCCCAGTATCATTTGAGGTGATAAAGTCAATGAGAAAGTCTTGTTGTTTTCCATATTCTTG